AGTTCGAATCTCTCTGGGTCCACTGCACCGTAGTTTTAATCTTCATCATCCACAAAGATTAAAAAGCCTTTTTCACCTGACTCTATTCAATTGTGAAGGTGCATAAAACAAAACAGGCGCGACGCGCCGGCGAAGGTACGAAGAGCCTGTGAAATTGGTGGATTAAGTAAATAGGCATTATCACTCTTGGTAGTGCACTCCCTGTTTGATACTTGGCGGTAGCTACAGGGAATTGGTTGGTGGTTCTCACTGGGAACTGCTGATCCCTAGGGCCTCACTAATGTGGGGCCTTTTGTTTACTTAGCAGTTCCCAGTTCATTCTCGGCAATATATTCGAAAATTTCTCCGAATTTGACGTTTTCCAATTCATCTGGTGTGAATCCAGCACCATTGATTAAGAGTTTTGCTAAGACTGGCAGGCTAATTTGCTTCATGGGTTCGTTATCAAAAATTGCATAAATGGTTTGATGTGAAACGCCGGCAGCCATACTTAATTGATGTCTGTTTTCAATACCACGGTCTTTTGCTTTGGACAGAAGGGAACTGCCTTTCAATCGAAAGGTCCCTGCTCCAAACATTCTAGTTTCTCCTTGTCCGTTCGCTGTTGGTAACGTCATAAAGACATCATATAGTACTTTTTACAGTTTGTCAAGAGCTAAGGACAATACCGCTTGACAAAGAAAAAATATATGTGTATACTGTCCTTAGTAACTACCGCCACCAAAAAGAACAGGGAGCATCAGTGTTTCCCCGACCGACTCATAGTATAACACAAAAAAGAATATTTGTTCTATATTTTAAGGTCAACAGCCCCAGAACTCGCCGCGAGGTGAGCTGATGAGGCTGTTCTGCTGTAGAATGATGTTAGGCGGGTTATTTAGTGACCGTCGCCAGCTTTTTGAGTTGGTCCACCGCCATCGCCTTTCACATCAGTATCATCTGGAGGTAGGGGATCTGGAAATTCGTCAATTAATTTTTTATAAAATTGGTTGTCAAGCATATTTATCCCTTTCGTAAATAGGAGGAAAAAATGGACAAAAACAGTGATGTAAAAGCAATTCTTTTCGAGACACAGCAAAAGATAAAGCGTCAGGACGAAAGTATTGATTTAATTAAATCCCATGCGAGAACGATCTTTGGAACGTCGAGCGTTATCATCCCAATATTCGGAGCTTTACAAGCCTTTTCGACTTTCCCAGTAAAGTGGATTTATTTACTAATTTTAGCAGCAATGGGGCTTCTTTATGGTTGTGTAGTCAGTCTTGCATTAAAAATCCTTTCACCAGGAACCTACTATGGCCCGGTGGCAATGGACAAGGAAGTCCTAAAGGACGGCTTCATGGGAAAATCAGAGAGAGAAGTGCTCTTACAGCAAGCAAGCAATAACATAAACGCTATCAAATTGAACACCCCTCTGATTGAGCAAAAACAAATATGGGCTAAAAGGATCAGCATTTTGTTCGCGATCCTTATCGGCGTGGCTGTTATTTCAACAGTAATACCAAAATTTTTCCCTGCTATTCAGCCATAGCAGATAAAAGCATAAAGAAACACGATGAGCAACCCGGTCTGGAAAGCCAAAAGGAAGATGATGATATCAAGTCGTTTTTTGAGTTTCTTGAGTTGGTCCATGATGACCCCTTTCGAATTTGAAGATATGGCAATTATAAGCGAGGATCGGAATGTCTGCTGAGAGAATGACTCCACGCGAAAAGATGATCCAGGACGCGTTTGAGGACGCCGGCATCAGCACCAGCCGGCCCGTTCGTGGGATTGTTGCTCGCATCAATGGATTTTATTATCCGATCCGGATCATCGAGGTTTCGGAAGACCGGGAACGGGCGTTCATCGAAGTCTTGATGGGCGTTTCAAGGATCAGGCGTTTTCCCCTTTCCTGGGAGAAAGAAAGGAAAAGCAATGGATGGATCAGCACTTCGATGAACAACCTTGTTGGCTGATCATCTTGGAATCACCGGCCGGCACCATATAAAAACCGGACAATCCAAACTTAGTTGAGAAAGGAATTTCTTACACTTGCGGAGCCGGTCGATATTCAAACCGGGATCGTAAAAAATAATCGACCATCAAACCACTTGATGTTATTCGTTAGCCCGACAGGGCGCTGAGATAAAACGATCCCGGAAGGTATTATTTTTTATAAAGACAGGGAATAGTGAATAGGAATTTGTGAATGGTGAATGGTAAATGGAAAACATAATGCAGGAAACATCGGCTACAGATTGTCCAGGCCCGGAACTTATCAGTACACAATATTTATTCCGCACCCGCATTCACTGCCCCCGATGCGGAATTAATATGGTGACGAATAACTGGAGTTTTTTAACCGAATTAAACCTAGTATGCCGTGGCTGTGGCCTGCTGGCGAAGTGGACAGGAAGTCAGGAAATAGATTTTCTGACATGGAACGCTGGTGAGGTAGACCCATGAGCAAAAGAGATTTTTGGTTTTTTATAGGCGCTAAGGTATTGTCACTTGTCTTTATCTTTTTGAAAGTTGACGGGTTCATTGACTGGCCGTGGTACTGGCTGATCTCACCGGTTTGGGTATTGGCAGGGATGTACCTGGCGAGCTATGTGATCGTGACCCTGCTGTTTTTGATTGATGGGTTCATCCATCGAGGAAATGAGAAGGAGTGAGCGGGAATGAAAAAGAAAAAATCAGATCCAGATTGGCGATCTGACATTACGGCGGGATGTGTGATCCCAGGGACTGAGATCATGCTCTTGGACCTGCTCAAAGATGGTGAGGGCCGGGTCAGGGAGCTCCGCCTGCTGGTCGGTGAACGCAGTATTGTTCTGCATTTCATGCACCAAGTTCATCAGGGCACATTCGGAGAGATCATCATCTGGGAACCATCTCTGGGAACCTATTTCATCCAAGGTTGTACCAGGACAAAGCTGCACCCGAAGGACACTTATAACCCTGCGCTTGGTGTGCGGATGACGGCCAAACGGTTGTTATATGCTCTTACTCAAACCAGGCTTGGTGGTGATCCGAAAGAAATTTACCGCGCCATCAGGATACTCATTCCGGAAGAAGACTTAAGGAATGCATCTGGTGGACTTGTTGACCCCAACAAAATCTATTTGGTTGGAGAGTGAGTCTTTATGAACGGGAAAAAAGCGAAGATGCTCCGGCGTGAAGTCGAGTTCGACCCAAACGCTGAACGGATCCAGGCGCATATGCTGCGCAAGGCCAAAAGGCGCCGGCATGGATCACAGGGATTTGGGATGTTGATCCACGGGACTCTGGAGGCAACCGGCGCACGGAAGCGGTATCAGGAACTCAAGAAGGCTTACAGGAATCGTCATGGCTGAGGGTGAGAGGATTGTTGTCTATGCCGTGGTATGTGATGGGCTCGGGAATTATCACACGCGGGAACAAGCAGAGGCGGTCCGGAAAGAGCTGCTTGAGACGCCGGAATTGTTTATCAGGGTTGAACCCTGGACGGTGACCGGTATTCAGGATGAATGCGTGAATTATGCAGATGATGATGAAACCGTCCAGGAAAATAAATAACATGAATAATATAAAAAGGATAGAGAATTACCGGAACCCCCTCCACTAAACGAGAATCATATCAAGAATGACTGTTCTGAGCTTACGTGTATCGATTGGCTTCTTGGGATAGCTCTTGGGTTTATTGGTCTTGGTTTCTTAGTGATCATTTTTGAATTAATTTGATGCCCAAGTTGGCCCGCACGGTGACCTAATGGCTATACCTCTGAGAGGCTGTTTATCGGTAGACGGTCAGGGCAAATTGATCTGCAGAACCCGCCACGAAAAGCCGTGATCAAGTGGCGGCGGCCTTATTCTGACAGTAAGGCAGCAACATTTTTTCTCCTCTGAGAACGGTGGCCGTTGGTGAGACGGCCACCAAAGGAGGCCACCTCATCATGGCGCTTTGCACTTCACTGAATGGGCTTGATGCCCATCAGTTCGGCGGGAGGGAGAAACGGTTTACTCGCAGGGCTCATAACCCAGAGACAGCAGGTTCGACTCCTGCGCCCGCAACTAAAAGAATAGTAGTGCTGCCAGGTTTCCCGGACGCGGGAACGGCAAACAGTGAAAAGCGATATGCAAAGGGCAGGTTTGATAATCCGTGTCAAGCCTGGTCATTGGTATTATCCTGCTCTCTAATTATGAGTGGGCGGTTTCCCTCCCCGCCCACTCGAACTTAAACCTAATCTTGAATAGTGGTGATCATGACCTTGCCAGCGAATAATGAATTGATTTGTACGCAATGCGGCGCAGTGATTGGCAGATATATTGAGATTGATGGTGAACCCCTTTTGAGTATAGGGATATTGATCGTGTCTGAAGTGCATGGCGCTTGCGCTCAATGCGGCCAGAAATATCACTATTCATTGAATTCAAGCCGGCTTGAGAGGCTAATAAAGAGGTGTTCTATTCACTTGCCTTCTTGATTCGGGTATGTTAGAATGAAATTGATCAATCGTTTCGCTGTTTTCGAATAAATCAAACCAGCAACAGCGAAAGTACATAGTGCTAATTCCGGGGTTTTGCCGCCCGGACATGGTTTCCAGCAATGGAGCCCGTGTCTGGGCGCTTTTTGTTTAATCTAATCGCTTATATCTGGAGGTTTACGATGTTTGAAATGTTTGATTGGGCGGCTGTTACCGAATCATTTTTGACGGCGTCTGTTTTTGGGATCCCGATCATCTTGCTTGTGATCGGCCTGGTGTATGCCATCGGAGATAAATTTGGCGTCACGGGTAAGGCTCAGTTTATTGTTTCTCTGGCTATCGGCCTGGTCTTTGGCGGCGGATACCAGGCTGCGGTTGGTTCCCTTGGTTACAACTTCCTGGCGATCTTTTCCTATGTGGTTTATGGCCTGCTGATGGGGTTGTTCGCATCATTGCTTTATGACACTGCGAAGGACCTGCTCGCGAAGATCATTGAAAAGATGCTCGGGAATTCCAGCCTCGGCGAGGGGTGATTATCGGATAAACGACCGGATAAATATCTATGACCGTCTACGAGGTACTAGAAACCATAATCCTGCCGATCATTGGTGCGGTCGGCGGGATATCCGCAGTGATCGTCTTTGCATTGTCAAAAAATCAGCGTGATGCACAAATCCGGCTGCTGGACAGCCAGGGTAACGAGATACAAGCGCTCACGCCGGCGAAGTTACAGCAGATGATCATGGAATCGGCAGAAAAGGTTTTGGCTGCCCAGAGCGAATTAATCGAAGATCTGCGCGAGCACGTGAAGCGATCAGATATGGATATCAGCCAACTAAAAACTCAACTCGAACTTGAAATCGGATCAAGGGAGGAAATCATCAAAGAACTCAAGTTGAAACTTGCCAGATATCAGGAAGAGAATGCCCTGCTCAGAGAGGATAACAAGAAACTCAACGAGAAGATCGCAAAGCAGCAAGCCGAAATCAACGAATTGAAGATCAAGATTGCTGAGATTGTTAAACGGCAATGTAAGGATCAAAAAGATGGTTAATCTGTCTGGAAAAGGAATGTATTTATGGATCATCAAAGAGACCGATGATCCCGTAGAGATTGCGGCTAAGTGTTTTGCTGCCGGTCTGACGCATGTGCTGATCAAGATCGCTGATTATAAGTACCCCTATAACGTGACCGGTAAAGGTGTTGACCTGGTTCCTCCCCTGATCAAGGAGCTGCGGGCGGTCGGCATATCGCCCTGGGGTTGGCAGTTTGTTTATGGCAATGATCCAGATGGCGAGGCGGCCATAGCTGTCAGCAGGTCTAAGGCGCTTAGCGTTGATGGTTTTGTGGTCAATGCTGAGGGAGCCTACAAAGGTAAAAACGCTGCCGCTGTGAAGTATATGCAGAAGGTCCGGGCTGGTTTGGGCAATCTGATGCCGATTGGATTGAGTTCATTCCGCTACCCGGAACTGCATCCTGAGTTTCCCTGGCAGGAATTCTTGTCTCAAGTTGATATCAATCTACCTCAGGTTTATTGGATTTTGTCGCATAATCCCGCGGCCCAGATGGTTCGCTGCTATGAAGAGTTCAAAAAGTCTAAGTACCCGCAGGTGCCGATCTTTCCGACGGGGGCGGCATTCAGTGAGCAGGGATGGCGGGCCAGCGCGAGTGAAGTTGTGGCGTTCATGGAGCAGGTCAAAGCGCTGGGATTGCTGGGGTGTAACTTTTGGCGGTATGCAGACGCGATCAATCGCTATCCTGACCTGCGGGAGGCGATCAGTGGGTTTGAGTGGAAGCCTAGCGCAGTGGTTGAGCCTGAGCCGATGGAAGAGCCTGTTGAACTGCCGGAAGGTGTGTTATTTTATGCAAGATGCACAGCGAAGGTAATGGCGCGCATAAGGGTCTCGCCTGACGGTGTCGTTATTGGCTACCTGGATCGTGGGTTGGTGGAACCCGTATATGGGGTGATTGGTAGCTGGTACCGGATTGGCGGCGGATATGTCAGCGAGACCCTTATGGAAAAGGTTGACCCCCCAGTGACTGACCCCACTATGGAGGAGCGGCTGGACCGTGTTGAGACTGACCTGGACAAAGTCATGGATTGGATTGCAGGTCAGGATCCGGAGGCGTTTTGATGCCCTATAAAGCAGCCCGTGCATGTTCAGTCCCCGGATGTCCTGCACTTGTACGTGGCAGGTCTTCACGGTGCGAAAAACATCAGCGGGAGTATGAACAAATGCAAGACGCCCGGAGGGGTACCCCCTATGAGCGCGGTTATGACCCCCGGTGGCGTGATATCCGAGATGCGTTCCTGAAAGATCATCCAATTTGTGAGCACTGTGGTGGTACAGCTACCCTTGTTCATCATAGGAAAAGGATTCGGGACGGTGGAACCAACGATTACAGCAATTTGATAGCCCTATGTGCCAGTTGTCACGGTAAATATCATGCTCATGAGGGCCACTCATGGGCTAAGGATAAATGTTAAAATGAATAAATACCTTATTTACGGAGAGAGGGGCGTCGCAATCACGACCGTTTTGACGTTTTATGACCGTTGCGGCAATTCCGCTCTCGCGCCGTCAAAATTCGGAGGGGGGGGGGATGGCTGAGAGTCGGGGAAGAAAACCAGTTCCGAGCCAGATCAAGGAGCTGCGGGGAACCGCACGGCCGGACAGGCTGCTGAAGAATGAGGCTCAGTTTCCATTCCCAGGACGGATGATCAGTCCGCCGAAAGATTTGGGAGATGACGGGGCTGAACTTTGGAAGAGCCTTGGCAAGCTCCTGCTGGAAGCGGGTCTGTTTTCGCTCGGAGACAAAATCGCGCTGGAAATGTTGTGCATGGCCTACGACCGGATGAAGGCGGCAAACAGGAATATTGATTTGGAAGGGATGGTTCTGACTACGGAAAATGGATACCACTACCAGAACCCGTACCTGTCGATCGCCAATACAGCGTGGGGCCAGGTGAAGTCGATGTTAGCTGAATTCGGGTTGACACCGGCAGAACGGACCCGGGTGCTGGCTGCTGTTCTCGACAACGGCGGCGAGGGTGGTTTAGCTGAGCAATTATTCAACGCTGTCAAAAAGGCAAACGCTGGCGGTGAAAGTAAATGAGCGAGATGACCTTCACCTATGATCAATATGTGCAGGATGTGCTGAGCGGCAAACAGGTCGCTTGCAGGTGGGTGAAACTTGCCTGTCAACGGCATCTTGATGATCTCGAAAAAGGTGAAGAGCGGGGGATCCATTTTGATCACGAAGCAGCACAACTGACGATTGCGTTTTTCTCGCTGCTGAAGAATTCCAAGGGTGAATGGGCGGGGCAGTACCTGGTGCTGCAACCTTGGCAACAGTTCACCATTGCCATGATATTTGGATGGAAGCGAGCGGACGGCAACAGGCGGTTCAGGATAGCTTATGAAGAGGTTGCCAGGAAAAACGGTAAATCGACTATTGGAGCAGGGCTTGGCCTGAAATTGCTTCTTGCTGATGGTGAACCCGGCGCCGAAATCTATACTGCTGCAACGAAAAAAGACCAGGCACGGATCATCCACAGCGAAGCGACACGGATGGCAAAAAGCTCACCAGCTATCCAGAAGATGGTGCAAATCGTCCGGGACAACATCTATATTGTGGATACGGCGAGTAAGTATGAGCCGTTGGGTGCTGATGCGGATTCGACGGATGGACTTAACGTGCATGGCGGTCTTATCGACGAGCTGCATGCCCACAAGACCAACGAGCTATTTGAGGTATTGAACACTGCGACAGGGTCCAGGCGTCAAGCCTTGATCTTTGAAATCACGACCGCAGGGTTCAACCGGCAGACGATTTGCTTTGAACACAACGAATACACCAAGAAGGTCCTGAGTGGGATTATCCAGGACGACTCCTGGTTCGGCATTATTTATACACTCGATATAGAAGAGGATAAGGATGGCAATTTTAGAGGGGATGATTGGGAGGATGAAACAGTCTGGGTGAAGAGCAATCCCAATCTTGGAATATCGAAAAAGATTGAGGATATGCGGAAAAAGGCAAAGCTGGCCAAGGAAATCCCGTCCGCTTTGAATGCGTTCCTGAGGAAGGAGCTCAATGTGTGGACTCAATCTGAAACAAAATGGGTCCCGAGAGAGCACTGGGATCTATGTGGCGATGCGGTCAATCCGGACGGTTTGCAGGGGAGAACAGCCTACGCAGCAATCGACTTGAGCAGCAACTCAGACATCACGGCTTATATTCTCGTTTTCCCGCCTAACAAGGAAGGGGATAAATTCCAGGTGCTTAGGCGGTTCTATGTTCCTGATGAAGCTATTTATGAGCGAACCCACAACGACCGGGTACCTTATGAAGCATGGTTAAGGGAAGGGCACATCACAAACACACCCGGAAATGTTACCGATTATGACTTCATCATTGAGCAGATTGATCAGGATATGCAGGTATTCGACATCAAGGAACTGGCTTTTGATCCCTGGGGTTCCACAATGTTTCAAACTAAAGTGCAAGAGCTTTGCGGCGAGGATTTCCTTGTCCAATTCAGGCAAGGTTACCGGTCGATGTCGCCTGCGATGAAAGAGATGGAACGGTTGATCCTGAACCATATGCTGGCACATGGGAATGATCCGGTTTTAAACTGGATGGCGGACAACCTGGTCGTTCGGACGGACCCTGCAGGAAACATCAAGCCGGATAAAGAGAAATCCTTGGAAAAAATTGACGGCATGGTCGCCCTGGCGATGGCCATTGACCGATGTGTCCGACATGAGGGGCCTGACACCTCTGTCTATGAAGAGCGCGGAATGGTGGTGATTTGATGAAATGGCAATTATGGCGTCGGAAGGTAGTGATCACCAAGAAAAGCAATAACCGGTCAATCGTTGGGATCCTTTGGTCTAGGTGTTTTGGCGTTTGGGTTTTGAAAAGCGTTCAGATCGAAAACAGCCAAGGAACTTTGGTTCCAGCTGATGGGGAGGTTATCGTGCTTCGTGAAAATATCGATCATGTGCAGAGGTTGCCATGAGTGTGATCGTATCTGAGACGATGTTGTTGAAGGATATGCCTTCAGGCTGGTGGCCGACATCGACCAATTCGAGCATGCTGCTCTATAACGGATTTTCATTCGATTACGCCGCACTTTATAAGGCTCAGCCGAATATCCGGACCTGCGTGGACTTTCTGGCCCGGAATATCGCACAGCTTGGCATCCATGTTTATAAGACGGATGACAAACAAGGACGTATCCGTCTTCGGGATCATCCCCTGGCGATCCTGTTGGGGCGTCCGTTGCCAAACCAGATGAAGTTCACACGTTATCGGCTGGTTGAATCAATAGTTTGTGACATGGGTATCTACGGCAATGCTTTCCTGAAAAAGGAAATCAACGATGACGGGAAGATCATCGGACTACTGAGACTTCCACCCACACAGGTGACCGTCAAAGGTGCTTTAGTCCCCACAAAATACGAACTTAACCTGGGGTATGGCAGGCCGAAAGCCTATGACCCTGATGAGATTGTGCATTTTCGGGTTTATAACTCGGAATCAAACATCGTCGGGCTGTCGCCATTAGAAACTTTACGACGGATATTGGCGGAAGAGCACGCTGCGGGTGATTACCGTGAGAACTACTGGCTGAATGCGGCCAGGATGTCCGGGGTGCTATCCACTGAACAGCGCTTATCAGAGCCTGCCATTGATCGACTGCGCAATCAATGGAGCGAGTTATACAGCGGTTCGGACAACAGCGGGAAAACGGCAATCCTGGAAGAAGGCCTGGAATTTAAGCAGGTTTCATTCAACCCGAAAGACTCGGAATACCTTGACGGCCGGAAGCTGACCCGGGAAGAGTGCGCCAGGGCATATCATATCCCGCCACCGCTGGTGGGGATATTGGATCATGCCACCTATAGCAACATTGAGCAGCAGCATAAGAGCCTATACATCGACGTGCTGGGGACATGGACTGCCATGCTGGAGGATGACCTGAAACTGCAGCTCATGGATGACTTTGAGGATTCAGACGGCGTTTATCCGGAATTCAACATCCAGGAGAAAATGCAGGGCGACTTTGAGACGCAGATGAAGAGCCTGCAGAGCGCAACGGGTACACCGTGGATGACGGTCAACGAAGCCCGGTCAATCATGAACCTGCCTTATGTTGAGGGCGGGGACGAAATGGTCGTCCCGCTGAATGTATTGATCGGCGGACAGGCCAGCCCAACAGATAGCGCTCCAAAGGATTTCGCAGAATATCTGATGAGAGATTATTTGATGAGGTATTTTGCTAATTACCTTGGAGAAAAGGGGATGATGGATGTCTCAGTAGATGCATCTACCCCAACATCTCATGACGCTGGGGCTTTGCAAAAGAGTCTGCTCGAATCGTTTGAGACACGGGAGCCAGAACTGCGGCAGATATATGACGAGAAATGGCGGTCGCTGCTGGTGCGGACCTTTGAACGTCAGCGCAACGCTGTTCTCCCGGCCGTTAAATCGCAGGATATTCAGACAGTTTGGGATCTCGATCGATGGAATTCCGAATTGACAGCGGATTTTACGACACTGAGCCTTCAGACGGCGATGGCATGGGCTGAGGCATTGGCCAAGAAAATGGGTGATGTAACGATCACCGAGGATATGCTGCGGAAATTCATTGAGGAAAACGCCAGGATCGCCGCCGAATACCTAAACGAGAGCATTCAGGAGCAGATCGAGGTTGCTTTAGCGGACGAGGATGACCCAAAGGAAGCCGTGCGGCGGGTATTTGAAGCCCTGATGACAGTGACCGTGATCCGGTTTGCAATTGGACGGGTGACAGGGCTCGCATCATACGGTGGATACCAGGCGGCCTTACGGGGACGGGTGATAAGCAAGACATGGGTAGTAAATAGTACAAATCCCAGGGACAGCCATTCCGCCATGAACGGCGAGACGGTTGGGATACGGGATCGGTTTTCAAATGGCATGCGCTGGCCGGGTGATTATGAGGGCAGCGCACGAGAGACGGTGAACTGCGAATGCAGTCTGAGATACAACCGAGAGTTTGAGTAGATGGATTTTATCGGGTGAGCCAAGCCTCGCCCCTACAGGAGGTAAGGAATGTCTAAAAAAATAGAAACCAAGACTTATCGTGGGCGGATGGATTTCAAGGGGGATGGAAAAGATGGCCAATTTTCCGCTGTGTTTGCGACGCTGAATGTTATTGATCATGATGACGATGTGACGCTGCCTGGCGCTTTCGGTGTGCAGGATGTGCTGATCGAACCCTGGAATCACGGGTGGGATCTACCCGTTGGCAAAGGTTCTATCCATGAAGACGGCAAGGAAGCCATTGTCGACGGAAAGTTTTTCATGGACATTCCGGAGGCAAAAAATCACTACATTGTGGCCAAAGAACTCAGCGAGAAGCAGGAATGGTCCTATACCTTCCGAATCATCGAATCCAAGCACGGAGAATACCAAGGCCAGGAGGTCCGCTTCCTGGAAAAGATGGAGGTGATCGGCGTCAGCCAGGTCTCCAAGGGTGCGGGTATCAACACCCGCACAACCGACATTAAGAGCACTTTGAAGGCTTTGTTTGTGAGCAAAACCGAAGGCGCAGAAGACGAAGAAGAACCAGCGTCAAATGATGCTGATACTTTGCCGAAGCGGCCCGATGCCGCTCAGCGTCAGGACAATTCTGCCGGAGGTGATGATCCCCCCAGCGGAACCGAATCAGAGGACGATGATCTCGTCAATGAGAGCGGTGGCGTTGACCCTGAAACATACCAAACATTAATCGAACTCGAATTGGAGGAACTATCATGAGTAAGTTACTTGAAAAACGCCAGGCTCTCTTGAAGGAAGCCCAGGCGATCACGATGAAAGCCATCGGCGAAGACCGTGGTCTGAACGAGGAAGAAAAGGCCGCAGTTGATGCCAAGATGGAAGAAGCCAAAAAGCTGAAGGACGATATTGGGCTGGTTGATACCATCACCCAGGAGCTTGAGTCTCAGGCTGAGGCTGGTCAAAAGAATCACCGAACGGGCTCGAAAGGCTCTGTTGGACATCAGTTCACCGAAAGCGACGAGTTCAAGAAGTGGCTTGATTCTGTCGCTCCCAGTGGGCATATCCCTGACCGTAAGCGGCTTTCGGACAGCCCGACATTCCCCGTGCAAGGCATGGGAATCAAAACCCTATTGACGGGCGGCGGCGACACCAGCGGCGGAGCCTTTGTTCAAGAAGACGCAACCGGTCTGTATGAGCCACTCGGGCGCTATCCGACGCGGGTACTTGACCTGGTCTCACGGCGCCAGACCGGTTCCGATGTCGTTTCGTTTGTCAGACAGACCGCTCAGGTCACCCAGGCAGCTCCAACGCGGGAAGCTAATGTAACGACCTACGCTGAGGGCGAAACCGAAGTTGAAGGGGCAAAACCTGAAGGCGCAATGGCTTTCGTGAAAGTGACCGCCAACGTCTACACCATACCAGTGTGGATCCCAGCAACCAAGCCAGCTTTGGCTGATGTCCCGCAACTGCGGGGAATCATCGATGAAGAACTGCGGGCGGATTGCCTTGATGAACTTGATGATCAACTGTTGAATGGGGACGGCGCAACCGACCTGTTCACCGGCGTCTATGCAGCGTCCGATGTTCTCGGTCAATCCTACGTCACCGACAAAATCACTACGGCCCGAAAAGCAATCACGAACCTGTTGGCCAACGGTAAAACCATTCCGACCGCATGGGTGATGCACCCGAACGATTGGGAAGCTTTTGACCTACTGAAAGACGGCGAGAATCGCTATTACAGGGGTGGACCTTTCCAGAACGGCCCGAACACCCTGTGGACCCTGCCGGTTGTGACTTCGTATCACGCCACGGAAGGGACGCCCATCCTGGCGGATTGGAAGAAGTTGGTTGTCTGGGATCGAGAGCAATTTTCAATCTCTGTGAGCGACAGCCATGAAGATTTCTTCATCCGCAACATGGTGGCAATCCTGGGCGAAATGCGGGCTGCCATTGGCATTCTGCGCACAACCGCCTTCTGTGAAGTTACCCTTTCATCTTCGTAAGAAGTTTGATGGGAATTAGTGAATTGTCCAGGGGCTGAGAGGCTCCTGGACACGGCATTATTATTCGATTGGATTATGGTTTTGTGAAAGGGAAGGCTGAGATTGCTTCGTCGCCCCCTGGCGGGGCTACCTCGCAATGACAAGAAAATGAAGGAAATTTTGAAACAGGTGAAAGGCATATATGGGCTGATGACCGTGGACGAGCTGGCGGTACTCTGCCGGATGGCACGAGGCGCCGGCAGCATCTGCGAGCTTGGGACGTTCAAAGGACGGTCGCTGGCTGCAATGGGCCTCAGCAACCCGGCCGCTGAACTAATTGCTGTGGATTGGTTTGGTGATATGTCGCACCGAGGGTATGAGGGAAGCACTCTGGAAGAGACCCGTGGGAACATGGAACGTCTCGGCCTGAAAGCTGAATTCCTTATCGGAACCACGGATGATGTTGCAAAAACATTTGATCGATCGATC